TTCCGTTGTACAAACGGGCATGTCTTTGAAGAATTTGTAGAAGGTACCGTTACAACCAGTAGGTGCGGTTGTGGTGCCAACGCTACAAAAATGGTATCTGCCCCGTCTTTTCACCTTGATGGTGCTTCCGGAGACTTTCCGGGTCAGCACATGAAATGGGTTAGGGAACACGAAAAAGCAGGTAAACAATAACATCTCCATAATGATAACGATCACGGAGTTTAATTATGTCTAGAGCAACGATTATTGATCAAGCCCCTGAAGAAGGAAACGCTGATCAAATCGAGCAAAACGAAGTTAACGAGATTCAACACGACGTTGAGCAACCTCAAGCCGAAGAACCAAGTTTACCAGAGAAGTACCAAGGTAAGTCTTTAGAAGAAGTAGTACAGATGCACCAAGAAGCTGAAAAGCTTTTAGGTCGTCAGTCTTCCGAAGTAGGCGAACTTCGTAAAGTTGTGGATGACTACATCAGTACTCAAACACAGCAAGCACCTCAACAACAATACGTTGAGCCTGAAGACGATATAGATTATTTTACGGATCCTCAAGCAGCCGTTAATCGTGCTATTGAGAATCACCCTAAGATTAGAGAAGCACAGCAGTACACTGAGCAGTACAAAAAGCAGTCGTCACTTGCAACGCTTCAAGCTAAACATCCAGACATGCAAACAATTCTTGGCGACCCCAAGTTTGCTGAATGGATTAAGGCATCTAAGATTAGGACTCAGTTGTTTGTAGCCGCTGACCAACAGTACGACGCTGACGCTGCTGACGAATTGTTTACACTCTGGAAAGAACGTAAAACAGTTGCACAGCAAACTGCCAATGTTGAAAAACAGGCACGTAAGCAGACACTTAAGGCAGCTAATACAGGCAATGCACGAGGCACTGGTGAGGGTTCACGTAAGAAAGTATATCGCAGGTCCGACATTATTAAACTAATGAAAACAGACCCTGAGCGTTATCAAGCTTTGTCAAACGAAATATTACAAGCTTATGCAGAGGGTCGTGTCAAATAATCTAAAGGAGATTAGACATGGCTGGTGAAACTTCCGGTGCATACTTTACAGCTAATGCTGTAGTAGACAAAACAGCAGCAGGTACTTTCATTCCAGAAATCTGGAGTGATGAGGTAATTGCTGCATATCAAAAGAACCTTAAGATGGCTCCTCTTGTCAAGCGCATTCAAATGGCTGGCAAGAAAGGCGATGTAATCCACATCCCTAAGCCTACTCGTGGTGCAGCTTCTGCTAAGGGTGAAGCCGCAGCAGTAACAATCCAAGCAAACCTTGAGTCAGAGTTGACTGTCACTGTTGACCGTCACTTCGAGTACTCACGTCTTATCGAAGACATCGTAGAAGTACAAGCTCTTAACAGCCTCCGTCAGTTCTACACTGAAGACGCTGGTTACCAGCTTGCACTTAAGGTTGATACTGACCTTATCAATGCTACTACTGGTTTCGGTGACGGTACTCGTACTCAAGCTCCTACTGACGGCGCTAACTGGGAAAATAGCAACAGCTACTACTTTAACGCTGCTCTAGGCCTTGCTGCTTATGCTGACGATACTGTAGCTACGGGTGACAACTTCACTGACCTTGGTTTCCGTGAAGCTATCAAGCTTATGGACGACGCTGACGTTCCTATGGAAAACCGTGTACTTGTAGTTCCACCTGCAGTACGTAAGTCTTTGATGGGTATTGACCGTTACGTGTCTTCTGACTTTGTCGGTGGACGTGGCGTTGAGTCAGGTCTTATTGGTAACCTTTACGGCGTAGACATTTACGTTTCAAGCAACGCTCCTGTACTGGAGACTGCTGCTCAAAACTCTATCGCTGTACGTGGTTGCTTGTTCTTCCACCAAGACGCTCTCGTTATGGCAGAGCAGATGGCAGTACGTTCGCAGACTCAGTACAAGCAAGAGTACCTCTCTACTCTGTACACTGCAGACACACTCTACGGTGTTGAAGTATATCGTCCAGAAGCAGGATTTATCCTCGCAGTCGCTGACGAGTAAGACCAATGGGGGTCAGCAATGGCCCCTTTTCCTTTTCTTTAGTAGGAGTAGTTAATGCCTATATTCCGTGGAACAGGTGGTTCTGGTGATGCTAGTACAGATGCTTATGCGTCAGAAGTAGCCACCAGCGCACAGACTGCTACTACTAAAGCAAATGAAGCTAGTGCTTCTGCAGCAGCAGCAGCAACCTCAGCAAGTAACGCAGCAGGATCTGAAGCGTCAGTAGCGGCTGATGCGTCCACTGCGTCTACTGCAGCAAGTAATGCTCAGACTGCTCAGACAGCAGCGGAAGCAGCGCAGACAGCATCTGAGGCTGCACAAACGGCTGCTGAAGCGGCACAAACAGCAGCGGAACTAGCGGAGACTAACGCTGAGACTGCTGAAACCAATGCAGAGACTGCGGAGTCAAACGCTTCTGCTAGTGCTACAGCGGCTGCGTCAAGTGCTACGTCTGCAGCAACGTCAGCTACTACGGCTACGACTCAAGCTACAACAGCTACGACTCAGGCTACTGCAGCAGCAACGTCTGCCAGCAACGCAGCCACTAGCGAAAGCAATGCAGCAACTTCAGAGACAAACGCAGCAACTTCTGCTAGTAATGCGTCTACGTCAGAAACTAATGCAGCTACTAGCGCCACTAATGCAGCAACCAGTGAGACTAATGCGTCTACCTCTGCTACCTCTGCAGCTACCTCTGCAACCTCTGCTGCTGGGTCTGCTACGACTGCTACGACTCAAGCAACTGCTGCGTCAACCAGTGCAAGCAACGCAGCTACCAGTGAAAGCAACGCTGCCTCTAGCGCCTCCTCAGCGTCCACCTCAGCCACAAACGCAGCTAACAGTGCTACTGCAGCACAAACTGCACAAACGGCTGCAGAGGCTGCTCAGACGGCTGCTGAGGCTGCTCAGGAATCTATTGACGGTTTGTACTTAGGTGCGTTGTCTGCTAACCCTACAGTTGATCTTAATGGTGATCCTGTAACGGTAGGTGACTGGTACTTTAATACTGTTGATAACAGCACTCGTATTTATGACGGTACTAACTGGGACTCAATTAACCCTAACCTAGTTAACGACTCTACACCACAACTGGGTGGCAACTTAGACTTAAATGGATTTGAAATTACAGGAACTATTAACGGAGGCTCGTACTAATGGCGACCACAATTAAGCTAAAGAATGGCTCAGGCGCACCGTTAGCGGGTGACTTAGTAGCTGGAGAGCCAGCATTAGACCTGACTAACAAGCGCCTGTACACAGAAGACTCAGGCGGTACTGTTATTGAAGTAGGTACTAATCCCGGCACTGACGTAACCTTTGCTGATAACCGTAAGGCTATCTTCGGTGCTGGCTCAGACCTTAAGCTCTATCACACAGGTTCGCATAGTTACATTGATGAAAACGGCACAGGCAATTTATACATTGGCTCAAATAACGGTGCTGGTGTTTACATTCAAGGCTCTGGCGAAACATTAGCATCTTTTGTAGACGACGGCGCAGTAACTCTCAATTACGACAGCTCACCCAAACTAGCCACCACCTCTTCAGGCATAGACGTTACAGGCGTTATCACCACAGATGGCATGACTACCTCTGCTGACATTAACTTTGGTGACAACGACAAGGCTGTCTTCGGTGCTGGCTCTGACCTACAGATTTATCATGATGGGACTGATAGTATTATTTCTGAGTCCGGCGTGGGAAGTTTGGACCTTAGAGGCACTAATGTTGAAATAAAAAATGCCGGAGGTACAGAATATTGCGCTAGATTTATTACAAATGACAAATCAAGCCTTTATTACGATGGATCAGAAAAACTAGCCACCACCGCTACAGGCATCGACGTAACGGGTACTGTGACGGCTGATGGTTTGACTGTTGATGGTCTGATTCAACTTAACACAAATAACTTGGGTAATGGCTTAACAATATCAGGAAACGATAACGCAAACGTAAAGGTGCGCTTTGATAATACTGGAGCAAGTGGTGGTGATTTCGTTATTCAAGGTGGTATTTGGGGTGCTTCTAACGAAGGATTGTCCATTAGAGATTTAGATAATTCAGCACAACGTATTTACATTGCATCAGGCGGAGACATCAGCTTCTACGAAGACACTGGCAC